CACACCCCGCCACCGCCAGCCGTCATAACGGTCCCGGTGGCTACCTACGTGCCGATCGACGCCCAGCTGCGCAAGCGCTGCAAGTGGGTGAAGGAGGCGGCGCCGTCTGCCGTGTTCGAGGTGAGCAACGGCCGGAAGCGTTGCCTGCTGCAGTACGAGGCGCAGTTCGACACGATCGACCAAGTGCAAGGCAAGCCTGTGCCGGATGCCGGGAGTTGACCAAAGCGCGGCCCGGGCATCTAGAGTTCGTGAAACATGCCGTGGAACCGGAGATTGGCCCTTCACAAGCCTGTTTGTTAGCTGTGGATAACTTGCCGGGGCCCCTGAGTTATCCACAGTCCACCGGGGGGAATTCGGACCCCGGTCAAAGACAGTTTTTCGGCCTCTATGGTGCTCCACCACAGGGCACGGTTTTGGCGGGTTTTCCCGGGAGAAACCCAATTTTCATAGCTGAATAGGTTGCGCATCGGGTAGCACATGGCCGACATCCACGAATTCACCAAGGGCTGGTCCGTGGCCAGGCTGGCGGATGAGTTCGGAATGGACCGCCGAACGGCCAGCAAGCGGCTGAAGGAGGCCGGCGTCCCGCCGCTGACCAAGCGCGCTGGGCACGACGTCTATCGTCTGGCCGATGCAGCACCGGCGCTGGTGAACCCGGGTGCCGCGGCGTTCGGCGCGGAGGGTGTGGTCGATCCGCGCGACCTGCCGCCGATGGAGCGCCGCGCCTACTACCAGTCGGAGAACGAGCGCCTGAAGGTCGAGTCGACCATCGGGCAGCTGGTGCCGGCCGCAGAGGTCGAGGCCGACTACGCCGAGCTGGTGAAGAAGGTCGTGCAGTTCTTCGACACGCTGCCTGACGTGCTCGAGCGCAAGGCCGGGCTCACGCCGGAGCAGGTGGTCAAGGTGCAGGACGAGTGCGATCGCGTTCGGCAATCCATGTACGAGGGCATCACCGATGACGACGTACGCGACAGCGCGTAGCGTGCGCCAAGGCGTTGCCGAGATGATCCGGCCGCCACGCCGCATCAGGGTGAGCGAGGGAGCGCGCGTGCTGCAGGTGGCCAATGCCGCCGGCGCCGCCGGATCTTGGGATCCGGCCCCGCCCCCCTCAGGGGCGGGGCCGCTGGACACGACCGGTAGCCGCCACTACGAGGCGGTGGTGTTCGTAGGGCCGGCGCGGTCTGGCAAGACCATCTCGCTGATCGATGCGCGCTTGGCCTACCTGATCACCTGCAACCCGGCCGACGCCATGGTTGTGCAGATGTCCAAGGATGCGGCCGAGGATTACAGCAAGACCCGTATCGCCCGCAGCATCGCCGCCAGCCCGGAGCTGCGCTCCAGGCTGAGCCCGCGTGCTCACGACGACAACATCCTGCTGAAGTTCTTCCGGTCGGGAATGTCGTTGCGCATGGGCTGGCCGTCGGTGTCGGTGCTGTCGGGCAAGGACATCCACGACGTCCTGATGACGGACGTGGACAACTACACCGGCGACCTGACGATCGACGAGTGCTTCGGCCTTGGCCTGAAGCGCACACAGACCTACATGTCCGCCGGCATGGTGGTGGCCGAATCGAGCCCGGCAACCGACTACGCCGACGGTGCGTGGAAGCCTCTGCACCCACACCAAGGCCCGCCGGCGGCCGGCATCGCGGCGCTGTACGCGCGCGGCGACCGCCGACGCTGGTACTGGCCATGCCCGGAGTGCGGCGAGCGGTTTCAGGCAGCGCCAGGCTATGACGGCTTCGCGTTACCACCGATGGAGGAACTGCTCGAACGGGTCGTGCTGGACGACGTGCAGAAGATGGCGCGGCACTACTCGCTGCTGCACTGTCCGCACTGCGGTGTGGGCCTGCAGCACCGGTGGAAGGACGGGATGAACCGCAGCGGAGTGTGGGCAGCGGAGGGCCAGGTCGTGCACGCCGACGGAACGGTCACCGGTGAAAGGCCGGAAGCGCGCATCGCCAGCTACTGGCTGGGTGGTGTTGCAGCCGCCTACCAGTCCTGGGAATCGCTGATCGAGCGCTACTTCCAGGCGCTGCGGACGTTCGCCACCACCGGTGAAGAGCGGCCGCTGAAGACCACGCACAACGTCGACGGCGCGATCAACTACGTGCCGATGGCAGCGCGCTCTGCCAGTGATCCGAACGAGATGCAGGAGCGGGCCGAGGTCTGGCCTGCGGGTGCTGTGCCGGCGGGCGTGCGTTTCCTGCTCGGTGAGGTCGACGTCCAGGCCAACCGGTTCGTCGTGCTGGTGCTGGGCTTCGGTATCGGGGAATCCGGGCAACTAGAGCGCTGGGTGGTCGATTCCTTCACCCTACGCACCTCCAAGCGGGAGGACGGTTCGGGCGGCTTCCTGCCACTGGACCCTCCGAAGTACCTGGAAGACTGGGAACGCCTGGTCGAAAAGGTCATCAGCCGGCGCTACCCGCTGGACGATGCCACCGGCCGCAGCATGCCGGTGCATGCAGTGGGTATCGACTGGGGCGGCAAGTCGGGCACCTCGGTGCGCGCGCTGGAGTTCTGGCGTTCGCTCAAGGCCAGGAAGCTGCACGCCAGGGTCAGGCTGATCAAGGGCGACGCGCGCCGTGAGGGTGGGCTGTTCCGGGAGACCTTCCCGGACAGCAGCAAGCGCCGGGACCGCAAATCAGGGTCGAAGGGCGATGTGCCGCAGCTGCTGCTCAACGTGGACCGACTGAAGGACACGGTGGGCGCCAACATCAAGCG